AGCGCAATCATTGTCTCTACATCGAAAATACCGTTAGCCATTAGTGCCTCACATTCTACCCATTGATCGGGCTCTTTTGATTAGTTCCATCAGGCCCATATTATTACCAGCGGCAGTCAAAGCCTGAACCTGTGGGTCCTGTATTGCTGGCCGTCCCGACCCTCGCAGAAGCTCTAGCGATGGAACGTCTGTAATCCCAAGACCGGGCATGGCTGCCATGTTGGCGTTAAACTTGTCCAAGTCAAAGCTCATCCCACCTTGACCCATGTTCTCCTGCACAGCACGCAGCCCTTCCGGGGACGTTGCCAGATCATTTATGGTGGATGCAATGTTGTCTATGCCGCCACCGGGGGTGGTGTTAGACATTGTTGCGTTGATCTCTAGGTTTTCGATAGGTGCTGCAGGATTCATTCCAGACATTGCAGCCGGGTCTATCATATTGCCGCTTTCCATGATCTTGCGCAGCATATCTTCTTTGGTCATATTCATTATTGAAACGCTCCATATGCGCTTGCACCTAGTGATAGGTAGTCAAACAGACCGGGCTGGCTGGTAGTGGTTTGCGACTGCGGTATTGGAGACGATCCCAGCGCGTTAGACACATATGAGATGGTTGATGCTGGTGCTCCGGTATACCCGGCAAATTGTCCTTTCGCCGCATCAATTAGCTGCTGATTCATCAGTTGCTGGATGTTGCCCTGATTCATTAAGTTCTCATTAACGATTTGACCCATACCAAAGCCAAGGTTGCCAATGTCAGCAAACGTCTTGGCGCCAGCCAACTGCAAGCCTGCCGCATCAAAACCAGCACCCTGATTTGCTAGGTCCGCCTTCATGGTGTTAGCAATATCTGCCAAAGCCATCGTTTGGGCGTTTTCAAACCCACCACTGCGCAACGCTCCGACTGTGGAGCCTAGCTTATCGTAAAAACTGCGGTTTGATTCTGACTCGGCAATACCGTGACGCGACCCACCAAACGCACCTGCTGCTCCCATTTGGGCGCCTGTTAGCATTTGCTGTTGCGTGAGAGCCCTTTGCATATCCTCCATGGTCTGATTGACCACCTGATTCTCAAAGGGGTTGGTATATGCACTTAAATCTGTGCCTGCCACCGTGCCAGCACTGATCATCTCTGGAGTATAGTTTCCTGCTGCCGCTGCTCCTGCCATGCCGCCTGTAATCCCAGACATAGCAAGCTCATTTATGTTGGCCCCGGCTGCTGGAGCTGGAATAGCACCTGTAGCTGCTGGAGCTGGAATAGCACCTGTAGCTGCTGGAGGTACTGTAGCCCCCGGGGTTGCTGCGGCACCCGGAGCTGGAGCTGCTGGATTTGCTAAAGCAGGCACAGCAGGCCTGAAGGTCGGCATATTACCGCCCGGCATCGGTGCCAGTGTAGTTGATGAAGTTGCATATGGATTTGCGCTGCCAGCGCCTCCACCTTGATTCGCTGCGTAACCCATTAGCTGAACCTCCCGCCATTAAGTGGTGGCCTGCCAGTAGCAGCCGAGTTAGTAGCTCCCGGCACTGGGTTGCCAAATAGAGAATCATATATTGCCTGCTGCTCTGGATTTCGAGCCGCCAGCTCTTTCTGAGCAGCCTCAAACATTGGAAAGGATGAGTACCCCATCATTCCGCCACCAAAATCCGTAGGCGTAGGCATACCCTCCGCTGCTGAAGCTGGTGCTCCTAAGCCAAAAGCGCTGGCCGCATCTATTGTGTTTTGCATTGCTCCCAACTGGGTTGCGTTTAACGCCGCAAGGTCTGGGCCCATGTATGGTTGATACCCAATCTGCTGAGCAGTCTCTGCCCGTAATAGGTTTCTGATTGTGGGCTCTTTTGCCCAATCTGGAATGCTTGCTTCTGTTGTTTGGCTTCCGCCTTTGCCGCCACTCATCTTATAGCTCCTTAGCTAATGTGGTGAACGACTCAGTCCACCCTTCGTTTTTTAAGACTCTAGACCAGCCTTTGCGGCCAGCTATCGACATTCCGTCACAGCCCTGCGCCTTTGCAAAATGCGCTGCTGAGTCATTCATATCTACTATCTGATCCATCTCGCCCCCGGCCAAAAAAACGTGGAATATTTTTTTTCTCGGAAACACAATAATTTCTGTAATTGCGCAGCCTTTTTCAGCAGGCCAAAACTGGTATCTCAAGGAGTGAATGCCTTCAACAATGTCGCTCCACTCATGTGTGCCTCCAGAATACTCTAGGGCGGCCTCAATCCAATCCTTACAGCGTTCCAGCTCTTCATTGATACTTGCGGCCATTCTTTAATCCTGTGTCTTATATGGGCTGATTATACCATTATTGGCGTGATCGCGTGATACTGATTCTAGCCGCCTCAGACGCTGGTGCAAAAGCAGTTGCAGCAGAGGCATCGAGCCAAAGGGCAACGTCATCCACCGCGTAGTTAAACTGTATGTAATCGCCTGCGTTCAAGCTTATCTGGTCTGTTACGGCAAGCAGGGCAAAGGCGTTATTGTTGTGCACTGTCAGGCGCTCAGAGTGGTCTACGTTGCTGCCATTTACGGATAGCCAGTAGTACACCGTTTTGCTGGCTGCGCTGCTGCTTTTAATCTGTATGTGCCCGGTAATGCTATAAACCCCAGCCTCAACAAAGTCTATCCGGGTGTTATCGGATGCGTTAACAGAGATGCCTCCATTGGTGGTGCTGGAGTTAAATGGTATCTGGTACGCAGTGTTGGCAGCGGTAGCAACTTGGCTAGTAGTGCAGGCTATCTCTCCATACCCGTCAGCTAAGACAATTTGGCGCCACTGATTGTCTTTTGATATTACCGGGTAACCTGTCCTGTCCCAGAGCAGCACACCGTCCTCGTCTGCAGAATCACCAGCCACATAAAACGCCAGCTTTGACTTTGTGCGCACCAAGAAATCATTGAGCCTCTCAGCCCATCGTCGATACTCAGTCCTACCCGCTGCGGGTGGTCTTTCAGATAGACTCATCTTTCTCCACCGGGGGTGACATTGATTCGCATGGTTCCGGCTTTCCAGTCGTTGAGCTCCACGCCAGTAATCCGCATCCTGACCTGCCTACCTTGGAACCTGACTCCTGTTGGATTTAACATGGTAAACGGACCATAGCTAAACTCCTCCGAGGTTGGATAGAATCTGGTTTTAAAAGTCAGCGTAATGTCACCCAGATTGCTTTCATCCGGGATGATCTCGTTTACCTTCATTATCTGTTCGCCATTGCCAATAGATACTGGTCCACTTTCAACAAACGGCAAAGTAGAGTCATGGTCATAATTGATTTCTTGATTGTAAACGTCACCGTTTGGGGCAAACCAGATAGGGTTAGTAAACACGCCAATATCAATTGCAGCAGTACGGGATAGCGTACCTATGTTCCAGTGCTTTTCTTTGTAATCGTAGATCACATAACGGTCATTTTCGTTTGACCCGCCGCTGGGATAGAACCACCAAAGCTCATTAAACTGGCTGTTATCGACACAGGTTACCTTAGACTGCTCCGCCTTGTTTATGTCCTTAAATACATAGTCATGCACATCACAGGGCATCTCGACAACTGCAGAGCCGTTGTAGGCGAAAAACCCGTTGTAGCCCATCCAGAAGGCTCCCTCGTCAATTGCAATAGCGCAACGCCGGGAGATAGCTCCACAGGCTGTACCTACACGCTCAAAACCGTAAACCACTGGAGGGCCGCTATATGCAGCCACATGGGCGTCTGTGGTGGTCAGGATCAGCGTCCTGCCGCGAGTATTGATGCCTAGCTGTATCTCTCCAGAGGTCTGCAGCTCTAGGTCACCAGCCTGATTTAATGCTGTAGGGGTCCAGTCGTTATTATCCTCCCTGTCACACCACTGCACCTTCCGGGGATTGCCTCCTGCAGCTAATGCAAACAAGAAGCGGTCCTCTGTAACAATAATTCCGTTGTTCCCGGTGGGCGCGTTAGACAGCACTGCAGCCTTATTGGAAGGGTTTAGTGTCCACTGGTAGATCTTGCCGTCACTGTTAGCGCAAGCCACTAGGTACTCGCCCCAGTTGTCTACGGACCACGTTGTAGCCTCTGCTCCAATGCTGTTGCTGGGACGTTCCACACCAAATAAGCCAAGGCCAAAGTAGTATCCGCCAAAGCCAATGTTTGGATCAGAGTCAATGGTGCCGATGGTGTAGCCCACTGGCGTGATGTCTGTTGCTACGCCCACACCGGATATGTGCCAGAGCTTGTTGTAAGTGCCTGCCGCAATGTGAGGGTTAGCGCTGTTATCAATCCACGCTGTTGCACCACGCGCAGGAGCGCCCAGAGTAATATCTGTCGGGCTCGCGCTGTTGACAATGTTCTGTCGTTTCTGCCACCCACCAATAGGACGGATAGCGTTATTTTCCCAGCGAATGAAGTTAGCATCACGCCAGCGATTGGCAGACTCTAGGTCAGTGCCGTGACGATAAACGCCTGCCGGGATCTGTAGGCTAATAAGCGGCATTCTTACTTCCTCATGTTCATTAGTTTGCTTGCGCCCTTGATGCCAAAACTGGCACTAATCGCTACAAACAAAAGATACTGATACCATTCTGGCAAATCATTCAGTGCAGCAAACGCTTGCTCAACTCTATGTATTACCGACATATCATTTACCACTATGGCATACCCAATCATGAAGATGGGCACTGCTAATACAATAGTCCAAAACTCGTCCTTCCAGCTATTGCCAGAAGCATCAGCCATCTTGGCCTCCCAGTCAGCATCATTCTGGATGACGTTCATCTTAGCTTCGTGCTTGGCCTTAGATTGCTCTGCCTTGTTCTTTAAAAAGCCGCCAGCAAGGTCTGCAATAGGTCCAATCAATAGATTTAGCATTACAGTATGCCTTTCTCGATTAAAAATAACCCAATGATTAAAGGATAAATGCCCCACAGCATCATTTCGCTTTTCTTGAATCGCTCAGAGCCATCATCCAGCCGCTTCTCGATGTTCTGGTATCTGATCGCGCATTCTTTCTCGTGTCCTTCTAAGCGAATTAACGCTTCCTTAACCGTTGCCATTCATGGCTCCTAATATTAGTGCAAATACAACGTAAACAGCATAGCCAAGCACAGCTATCCCAGTAATCTGAACGCTATTCCAGAATAACGCCTTGCGCTTGCGTTCTTGCAGGTAAATCGTTTTTTCCCTCTGGGCAGCAATAGACCTGCGGAGATCCACGAGTTCTTGATAGCCATCCTTGCCATACTGATACATCAACAGTTCCCTGAGTTCCCGCTCCATCTGCTGTGTGCGCTTAGTGCGGGTGTATGTCTCCATCGCCTCTTCATTGACAGACTTAGCAGCAATGATCTTCTTAAACAGGGGAGGGTTGTCAGCCTGTCGTCTATGCTCTGACAGGTCAGACACAGCACCATAGAATCTCCCAATCTGTGACAGGGTATCTTCTACTTCTTTGCCAGCAGCAACCATGCGCTTGATCGTACCAAACGCGTTAACGGCTACTGACATTGCTGTGACGGGATCAATCATTAGCTATTCTCTAATTGAGTTATACGCGCTTCTAGTTCTTGGATGGTGGCTACGAGTAGAGGCACCAGCTTGCTCTGGTCAATGCCCTGATAATCTGGAACAGACCTAGTACCCATCACAGCTTCTTCTACTGTGTTGCCTTCCTCGTCTAATACCTCTGGAGTAACTTCATACTCTTCCTCCATCATGGCGTCTTTCTCGCCAGTCACTGCTTCGGGGACAACATCTGCAACCTCATGGGCCAAGAAGCCATCAACAGTTGTGTCAGCGTCTTCAATAAAGTTGAAGCGAGAAGGATTAAGTTGCTTCAGTCTG